TCAGAATCAAGACATCTATGATTTGAAGATCTCTGAAAACTTTAATGAGTTTATCGGAGCAAATGTTAATGATGAAGGCCTAGAAGTTGATGACACTCCACAATTGATGGATGACTATATTGAAGGCGTGGATACTGATCTCGATAAAGATCGTATCAAAGTGATGATGAGAGACCTGATGACTCAGGCTCAAGCTTTGGAAATTGTATGATTATATTTCAAAAAATTCGTTATAAAAACTTTCTTTCGACTGGTAATAACTTTACAGAAATCGATTTGACTCGTCATAAGACTACTCTTGTAGTCGGTCAAAATGGTTCTGGTAAGTCTACCATGTTGGATGCTTTATCATTTGGTCTCTTTGGTAAAGCACATCGAAAAATCGGTAAGACTCAACTTATTAATTCAGTGAATGGTAAAGGTAGCTTAGTTGAAGTTGAGTTTAAAATTGGTGCTGCTCAATTTAAAGTAGTACGTGGTGATCGTCCAGTTAAATTTGAAATCTGGAAGAATGGTGAGATGATTAATCAATCTTCTCATAGTAAAGAATACCAACGTGTTCTCGAACAAAATATTCTTAAACTCAATCACAAGTCTTTTCATCAGGTTGTGGTACTCGGTTCATCTAACTTTGTTCCTTTCATGCAGTTGAACCCTCATAATCGTAGACTTGTGATTGAGGATCTTCTTGATATTGGTGTTTTTTCTAAGATGAATCAACTTCTCAAAGAAGAAGTTACTCATATCAAAGACAAACTTAAAGATGTTTCTTATCAAATTGATTTAACTAAAAACAAAGTTGATACTCAAAAGAAATATATTACTGACGTCAAGAAAATTACTGATGAAGCCATCACTTATAAAGAAACTCAGATCTCTACAAAGCGTAATCAGATCGACAGTTTAGAAACTGAAAACTCTCAATTGAGTAAAGATATTGAAGGTAAACAGGACAATATTCAGAATGAACTTAACCAACTTCACAACCGGAAACAATCGCTCTTACAATACAACGCGCAGTTCAAACAGCAAATGGCATCAGTCGTTAAGGATGCGAAGTTTTACGAAGAAAATGAAACATGCCCCACATGTGATCAAGATATTGATTCGGAAAGACGAGATGAAAAACTCTCCACGGCTAAGTCTAAAGCAAAAGAATTACAAAGCGCTATGGGTAAGCTCGCTGAAGAGTCAGATCAAGTTGAACAATCTATTTCAACAACAAATGACGCACTTTCCGAGATACGAGACAAACAAAGTAGCTTACATTCTAACATACAACAAATCAATAGGCTCCAAGGCGAGATTGGAGATCTCAGAAAAGATATCGCTGGATCAGCCACCGCTGATTTAAAAGCGGCTGAAGAAGAACTAGAGAATATTAAATCACACCTTTCTTCTCTTATGGACGATAAGATGAGATCAAATGAAGAATATTCTTATAAGTCTGCAATTGCGGAGATGCTGAAAGATACTGGAATTAAGACTAAGATTATCAAGCAGTATCTTCCAGTCATGAATAAGTTAGTTAACCAGTATCTTCAAGTATTGGACTTCTATGTCCACTTCAACTTAGACGAAGAATTCAATGAAACAATTCGTTCTCGTCATAGAGACGATTTCACTTATGATTCTTTTTCTGAAGGTGAAAAACAAAGAATTGATTTGTCTCTACTCTTTACTTGGAGACAGATTGCTAAGATGAAGAATAGTGTAGCGACAAATCTTCTTATGTTAGATGAAACATTTGATTCTTCTCTTGACCATGAAGGTGTAGATAATCTACTTAAGATTCTCTATACACTTGGTGATGATACGAATATCTTTATCATCTCTCATAAGGGAGAAATTCTCGACGGTAAGTTCGAAAATAAAATCGAATTTATAAAAGATAAAAATTTCTCAAAGATTAAATAATGGTTTACAAATGGATCATTATGTGTTATAATAACTTATTAATGAAACACAAAGAGGTATATTATGGAACTCAGCGAAAATACTCTTAACGTCCTGAAAAACTTTTCAGGTATCAATCAGAATATGATGATTCGTACGGGTAATACAATTAAAACAATCTCCGAAGCACGTACTGTACTTGCCACAGCTCATGTGTCTGAAGAGTTTCCAATTGACTTTGGTATCTACGACCTGAACGAATTTATCGGTGTTTTGAGTCTTGTCGATACTCCACGTCTTGCTTTCAAAGACGAGTATGTTATTGTCAACGATTCAACCGGCCGGTCAAAGGTAAAATACTTCTTCTCATCAGAAGATACTTTGACCACACCACAAAAAGATCTCAACATGCCTGAGACAAATGTCAAGTTTACTTTGACAAATGATACGATGAATAAAATTAAACGTGCTGCATCGACTCTCGGACACAGCGAGGTATCCATCTCTGGCCAAGACGGAGTGCTCAGTCTTTCTGTGGTTGACTCTCAAAATATGACATCTAATGCTTTCTCTATTGACGTCGATGGAGACTTTGAAAAAGATGCTGTGTTTAACTTTATTCTGAGCATAAATAACCTAAAGATTCTGCCTGGTGATTATGAGGTAGTTATCTCATCTAAACTCATTTCGCAATTCAGTCATACAAGTCTAGACGTGAAATACTGGATTGCTCTTGAAAAATCCTCAACTTTTGGAGTATAATATGTCGACAGAGACTCTAACAAATCTACGTGAATTGTCAAATCGTACAGCTCGTTCTATGATTGCTGTTATTGACGCGATGACTCAGCGTGGTGCGATTAAAGGAGAAGAACTCTCCACGATTGGTGGTCTTCGTGATCAATCAATCCAAATTATTCAGCTGTGTGAACAGGCTGAACAAGAAGCAGCGATGGAAGCAGCTTCTGAAGAACAAGATTAGTCGCTCAATAGACTCGCGGGGAGCCACGGTTAGCTCCCCATCTTTTATTATATTATGGAGCACGTGAATGTCAAATGATTTCCTCTGGGTCGAGAAGTATCGTCCCAAAACTATTTCTGAGTGTATTCTTCCTGAATCACTCAAACAAACTTTTCAAAAAATCGTAGATTCTGGCGAACTGCCCAACATGCTGTTAACGGGTACAGCTGGTCTCGGTAAGACCACAGTCGCAAAAGCGATGTGTAACGAACTCAACCTTGATTGGATTATCATTAATGGATCCGAAGAGGGTAATATCGATACACTCCGTGGCAAGATCAAACAGTTCGCGTCAACTGTCTCACTTCAAGGTGGATACAAGGTTGTGATCCTTGATGAGGCAGATTACTTGAACCCGCAGTCAACGCAACCTGCTCTTCGTGGTTTCATCGAAGAGTTCTCTAACAACTGCCGGTTCATTCTTACTTGTAACTTTAAAAATCGAATTATTGAGCCACTTCACTCTCGGTGTGGTGTATATGAATTCAACACGTCAAAGAAAGATATGGTCAAGCTGGCTGAGAACTTCTTTGAACGCGCTAAATTTATTCTAAACAATGAAGGAGTAGAATACGATGAAAAAGTTATTCCGCCGATTATTATTAAACATGCGCCTGATTGGAGAAGAATCCTCAATGAACTCCAGCGACATTCTGTTCTGGGGTTTGTGGGTGTTTCTGATTCTGTATCTACTGGCTATGATGATCTATTCCAGTACCTAAAAGAAAAAGACTTCAAGAAGATGCGCTCATGGGTTGTTAATAATATAGATACTGATGCGGCTGCAATCTTTCGCGCTATCTATGATCGCATGTACGACAAACTAGAACCAAGTTCAATTCCACAACTCGTTCTTATTCTTGCTGATTATCAATACAAAAACGCGTTTGTTGCTGACCATGAATTGAATGTTGTCGCTTGTCTTACAGAGGTAATGGCCAATGTCAAATTCGCCTGAGATTATTGTGTACACTCAATATGGTTGTCCATTTTGCGATATCATGAAAAACAATCTAAAAGAATGGGGATACACGTATCAAGAAGTCAATATTGACAAGATGCCAGAACAAAAGCAGTTCCTTAAAGAACAAGGGCATCGTACTGTACCACAACTTTATGTAAATGGTAAACATGCTAATAAAGTAAATACTGTTGATTTTACTGTGGAGATGCTACGTGAATCCCTTTGAATTTGTAAATGATATCAATTTTGGTAAGTCCAACATTATGGTTGACGACATTACCGAGAAAGCATATAACGCTTTTATGGTAAATCGTGGTCTATCTTATTTCAATGATACTGTTTTGATGGCTAACGAGATGAATTTGAACGCGCACTTGGATAATCGCCTACAATTTGATTTTCTTATAAATATAGTCAGGAAAAAGAAAAGATTTTCCAAATGGGCAAAAGCTCAAACAAACAGTGACGTGGAAGTGGTTAAAGAGTATTATGGCTATAGTAATAAAAAAGCACGCCAGATCCTTCACCTTCTTACGTCTGAACAAATTGATGAATTAAACAAGAAGGTTTACCGAGGTGGAAAAAGAAAATAATATAGTTGAATGGACACCCGCCTCCATGCTTGAGGTGACTTTGAACGAGCCCGATGATTTTCTGAAAGTAAGAGAAACACTGACTCGAATTGGCGTGGCATCACGAAAAGATAATACACTCTTTCAATCCTGCCATATCCTCCACAAACAAGGGCGATACTTTATCGTTCATTTCAAAGAACTCTTTTTGCTCGATGGGAAAAAGTCCAACTTAGAAGAAAATGATGTTGCGCGTCGTAATACGATAGCGACACTCATGAGTGATTGGGGATTAGTATCAATTGACGATAGAGATAAGGCTAAACCATTAGCACCTCTACGTCAGATTAAAATTATTCCTTTTAAAGAAAAAAATAATTGGACTTTACAACCAAAATATAATATTGGAAATAAGTCTTAAATATAAATAAGTAGTGGATGCCGAATAGTTCGGGTCCACTACATAACCTTGCTTAACAGGAGGTCACAATGACTAAAGCAACTTTATTGCCACGAAACGCATTTCTTGGTTTCGACCACATCTTCGATCAGCTGGAAAACATTCACAGCCACGCGAAAGATACCTATCCACCACATAACGTAGTTAAACACGATGCGTATCATTACGAAATCGAATTAGCAGTGGCCGGATTTAGTAAAGAACACATTGACATTGAGATTAAAGACCATGTATTGACTATCAAGGGTGATAGACCAATGCGTCGTCCTCAAGAGCTTTATGTTCATAAGGGTATCAGTGCTCGAAATTGGAGCAAGTCATTTAGACTGTCGGAATATACCGAAGTATCCGGAGCTGATCTAACGGACGGAATCTTGACTGTCAAACTTGAAGTCATTCTTCCAGAAGAAAAGCTGCCTCGTAAAATTTCAATTGGAAAAAACGAGGTAACAAATGACAACAATAGCGCTGAACTACTCACAGAGTCTGCTTAACGGATTTTGGAGAGTAATTAAAAACATTCTTCGAGGTGTAATGATCGGATGGATTCTGTCTCGTCAGACTAAAGCAAATGCATACATTGCTGGTCAGATGATTCATGAATATCCAGGACACACTGTTGAATCACTTACACATGAACTTAATTCAAAATCTCTTGAAAAAATTAGAAGGGAATTTGGATATGAGTAAGTGGTTTAAAGACTTGATTAGAATGATTAATATGACACCAACTGAAAGATATCTTGCCCAAGCTACAGATCGTTATGATCTTGAGCAAAGGCAGAAAAATCTTGCATTTGGAAAGGTGAATTTATTCTAATGTGGCCTTATACTAAAGAAGAATCAGATTATCTAAGCTAATATAAATAAAAGA